AGTGACAGCAAAAGCAAGGCTGATTGTCTCGTGTGTGTAACGAGCAGTATAACCTTCCTGTGCATCATCATACTGAACGGCTGCACCTTCACCTTTAACTGGTGCTGAACCAAAGCCGGTGAACAGAACCTCTTCTTCAAACGCACGATCAGAATTTTCTACGTCGAATAGCGAAGCATGTTCGTTATCCACATCTGTGTATTCGATTCCAAAAACTGCGTTTAGTCCGGGAAGAAGTTCTTTAGCAATACTAGCGCGATTAATAGCCATTTTTAATTATCCTTTCTCTTCATTCCCGGGTTAGCTTGCTACAGAAACTGTAACATAAGCATCAACATTCTGTACTAGACGAACTTCCAGTTTAGGGAAAGCACGCTCAGTAGCAACGTCAATGTTATTGCCCGGTTCTTGAAGAACACTGATAACACGAACCATAGCTGAAGCACCTGTGCGTGAAGCTGCCTGAATGCCAAAGCCGGAACGGCCAGTGTAAGTTGAACCTGAACCTAGAGTAACATCAAAGTTTTGGCTATTGATATCACCTACAGTTACGGAAGCATCTGCTTGTACAATGAAGGTAGCCTGTGGATCATCCATGACCATTGCACGAGCATCTGTAGTGGACGTGCCTGATGGCCAGTAAGATGACCATTTTGGTACACCGTCCTGAACATAGTTACAACCCATAAATACACCAACAGTGCGATTATCTGCACTGGTGATAACTTCGATATTTCCGTCCACGTTCTTTACAAGATCACCTGTAAAGATATTTCCTGTAGTTCCTGAAGCAATACGGTATTCGCTAACACCTGTACTATTTACACCTGAACCACGGATGCGGGAAGGACGGAAACCACTTAGTGCTTTTGTAGTAGACATAACACTTTTATCCTTTCTCGTTAAGTAAATACTATGACAAAGTAAAGGAAAGTAAAACAGCTTTTAATCTTGGAAAGAAGCTGCCTTTCCTCTAGTAACTTTTGTCCTGCTTGCGTTAGAGATCGGCATACGAGAATCTGAACTACGCATTAGTTGAGCATTCACTGCATCTACCGCTTCTCTACTTTTGTTTTCATAAAACTCTTGACGAGATTCAGCTAGGTCAGTTGGCATTTTTGCCAAAGCCAAGTCCCCACGACAGACTGCTCCTGTATATCGTCCTGTCTCCCTCACGAAAGAAGAGTGCATCATTTCAGGTACTTCTTCAGAGTTGACTACTTCCCAACCTTCTGCTGTACGCTTTCCCATATTCTGGTAGTCGTCATTACCCTTGAGAGTAATCCGTATCCAACGAAGAGACATGCCTTCATTAGAAAATCGTTGACGAACTGTTTCAGGAATGTCAAGCCAGTTAGGTTCTTCAAAAGTCCTGCGTGATTTGTTTTCCCTTGTTGATGCTGTACGTGATTCAGTATTCCGTGTCATTGTATTTATCATTGTCCCTTCTCATCCACGCTGGTTAGATGCTTGTGTACTCGCCATCGGCCTGTTCAACCTTTAGCTTTTCTTGAGCATATTTTTCAAGTGTTATCCCCCATTTATTAGCTAACCGAACATCTTCTTGGGTTAGCTTTACTCTGTTTTTAGAGTTAGAGGTTTTAGGTGTGCGTGACGAACCTGCTACTACTTGAGCGGAATTTGACGGAGTATCCCGCAATCGAGGTGCTTCAGTCTGAACTACTGCTTGTTCAGTTTGAAATTTGTGAGGATATTTGCGTCGTAGTCGAACGTCAATTTCCTCGTAGAAATCATCATCTGAAGGATCATAACCTTCATTCTTTAGTTCCTGATCAAGAGTAAGCGCAGCAGCAGTCATAATCTGATCCTGACCAAACCAAGGATTTTTTGTTGCCCAGTCTACAGCTTTAGGATCGTACTGCGGTGTTTGTTTTTGTGCTTGCTCTTGCTGTAGTGCAAGACTACGTTTAACTTGTTCGTTATACTCTTCCCATGCCTTACGTTGTTGATGAACCTGTGTCATTTCTGCATAGGCTTTACTCATTGATTCTTGTGCTGCTAACATACGTTCTGCATCACCAGCTTCAGCAGCTTGCTTGTAAACTTCTCGTGCGTTGTTTAAAGTTGTTTCAAGTTTTGATTCAGTTGAATCAATTGTATTCTTCAATGAACTTGAAAGCTGTGTGTCTCGCTCCTTAACTGAGTTACGAAGACTACCTACTTCATCCCGTAATCGTTCCAGTTCTTCATCACGTTCCTTACGTTGACGAATTAACTGACGAATACGTTTTTGTGCGCCTTTTGTTTCTACACCTTCAAGTTCTTCAGGCTGTTCTTCCTGTACTTCATCCTGATCTTCTTGTTTCTTTTGGACTGTAACAGGAGCAGCTTCTTCGACTACTTCCTCGTCTTGCTCACCTTCAATTTCAAACTCAACTTTATTAGCTTCATCTGAATCAGCATTTAAATCAATAGTTGACCAATTTTCTTCTTGTTCTTGTTCCATATTCTTTTTAACTTCCTTTCTTTATTTCCGTTAGTAGCGAATCTAACGTGTTGTAAGTAAAAGTACTGAGTTTTTACTTTACGCTGTAATAGTTTAGAATTAGTATTCTACTATAGTATTTCTAGTTATACAAATTAATTCGATAAGTTGTATGTTGGATCAAGTAGTGCTGGTTCACTTACCTTCATAATGATCTGATCATCAAAAAGAAGTAAAAGTTTCACACCCTTGTACACAAACTTCTGACCGGAAAACTTACCATAACAAACATAATCACCTGACTTACACCATTGTCCATTAGGAAATTTTTCTGTATCCTTGTAAGCCAAATCACCTAGCTTTAAAACTTTTCCTACAGTAGTAAGATAAGCAATATCATCCTTTACCTTATCAGGAAGAATAATTCCTCCCTTTGTTTTCTTTTTAATAGATACTGGCTGTACTAGAATATGAAAACCCGGTAGTTCAGGCAGGCTATTCATGTCAATCTTTATTTCTTTTTCGTCCGTAACCCAGTCCGAGTTATCAATACTTTTTTCCATTGCAACTGATTGCATTGTAGTTATTAATCCTCCTCATCATCTTCAAAGATACGTTGCTTAACCATATGCTGTAAACAACTCTTAGACCATTCAAGTCCTTCATAAATTCCTACAGCATGTCGATAATCATCGTAACTTGAAACATTTCCTGATGCAAGAGAATTTTTTATATCTTCTTGTTTTTTATTAAGAAGATTGTTTAGTTCATCCCATAATGTCACAAATATCTAACCCTTACTTATTTGCTTCTTGTACAAATTTAGTAATCATATCAGCAGCTTTAAATGCTTTATCTTTATCAATATTAGCTTCAGTCTTAGCAATGTCCATAAGAATATCTAAAGCCTTTAAAGCTGACTCAGCATTACGATCTTTTTCACGTTCCTGAGTTTTACTGGTGAGATTAGCACCTTCTTTAAACATATCCAACTGAATTTGTAGTTCTTTTAGATCAAGTTCACGGTTCTTTAGTGCAGCATTGGCATTCTCTTTAGCCACTTGTGTCTGAACCTTCTGTTGTTCTATAGAAATACGTTGACCTTCAAGCTGTACCATCTGTGCTTCAGGTGAAAGAACCTGCTGTTGTGCTGCCATCGCCTGATTAGCTTGCATAACTTGCTGTGCAGCCTGTGCCATAACCATTTCCATGACTTTTGGATCATTAGGATCAACGCCTGACTGTACAGCAGCAGGTCCATACTGTGCAATTAACTGGTTTGCTACCCCATTTACCTGTTCTTGGTACTTCATTAGCATATGTTCCTGCATATTTGCCTGTAATACTGGAACAATACGCTGCATTAGTGGGTTAGCACCATTCATTGGGTCTTGAAGGTACATCGTTTTAGCTTGAATGTGTGCATCATGGTTCTGACCAACAAATGCTTTAATAGGCATACCCTTTACTGCTGCTGCAATATCACTAATTGGGTCTAAAGGTACAGGATCAGGCTTGCGTGGCATGATCTTGTCAAGATTAGGAATGTTTGCAGTAGTTAGAATCGTCCTATTTAGTTCTTCAATGTTAAACATACCGGGTGGTGATGACTGAGCAAGCTGTAAAGCAAGCTGCGCCATCATCATACGGTGTGCAGAAGAAGGAATGTTAGGATCGGACACTGGAATAATGTCAATCCTGCCATCAAAGTCACTACGCATGATTTTGATTGTACCATTTGGAATGTCAATCAGAGACTCATCAGGCAGATACTCGTTATTAATCCTACCTAGTAGTTTAAATTCATCATGTTGTGCCTTATGTAGACGCTTATGAATAGCACTAAAGAACTTACTTGATGCTTCCAACAGAGCCATCGTTGTTCCTACAGGCCCATACGAGGCAGCATCCGACACAACCTGCTCTGTTGAGTCAGCAAACTTCTGTGCGGTAGTTGTCACGAAGTTGAGCATCTGGAATAGGGTCTGTGATGGTTCCTTATAAGGTAAGTTTATGATCATCTTGGACAGATCATTACCAGTTGCTTCAACTTCGCGAAACTCTCCGGGGGAGATAGGATCATTATCTCCGACAATTCTCATGCCTTTTGCCTTAAATCCACCCGGAAGGTTAGCAAATTGACCCGCATCTACCAGACTACGCATGGCAGCGGTAGCAGTCATGGTCAAGTTACCCAGAAAATGTATTAAACCTAAGCCGTAAAAACCAAAACCCGGTACAAAACGATAATGTGTAAAGAAGATTTTCTTTTCTTTACGACGATCATCCTTATTATAGTTACGTCGAATGGATAAAATCTTACGGGATTTCTCTTCCATAGTGACAACATAAGGTAATGCTACACCATCTTCAGACGGAAACTCAGGTAAATCAAGATAGCAGTGTTGTTCAAGTAGCACATATTGTGGATCGTTGTCACTGGTTGGTGACAAACCCATGATTGTATCCATCTTTTGAGAGATTGGACTTAGATTTGGCTGGCTTGCTTGTGGCAGATCAATATCTGAATACATGCCAGATGCAATATCTCGTTGCATTTCAATAGGTGAACGGTAGATAACATGGGTGTAACGATCTGCCCTGCGCAAGTCAGTTGCATAATATGACACATAGAACTGATCAATAGGCACAAACTCTGATACAGGACGGTTTAGATTACTATCAAAATAAATCTTTTTGAAAGCTGATCCAATAAGTGGAAGATGAAACAGCATACGTTCAAATTCATCAAAGTATTCTGGCATTTGCTCAGTTACTTGATAGTTCATAAACTCCTTGACACGTTTAGCTTGTTCTTCCTTTTCAATATCTACATTACCAACGATCTGTGTTTTGACAGGACCGCTGGCAGGAAACAGTTCCTGCGTAGCCTTTGACTGAAACTTAACTGCTGACTCAATAAGAACAGGATGTACAGCAGTACATGCTCCTTCAAATGGTTCTGAAGTATCTTCCAGCTTTAGACCTAAAAGGTCAAAGCCTCTTTCAAACATGCTTTCCCAGTCAGCACGGCTATCCTTATCCGCTGTAAAATTATCATACACCTGATTTGCAATATCATCAAGAGTATCATCATCCAAGTCTTCAACCAAGTTCCTGAAAAACTCTTCTTCAGTTTCATCCTTTTGTTCTTCAGACAAACCTTCATCAGCATTAGTTTTAAACTCAACAATAACCCCGCCACCTTCAGGATCATACTCAATACTTGCTTCTTCCTCTTCCTCACCTTTTTCTAGCGTACCTGATTCAATCTCAACAATTGAAAGTTCAGCAGTTGGAATAGGATCAAAAGGATTACGTTCAGTTGCCATGTTAGTTTAAATCCCTAATAAGTAAAAATATAATCTGCTACTGTTTTACCGACACACTTCATTTGTAAGTCCTGTGTGATAAAGTCTGCTATTTCTTGCGGTGCTGTACCAAAGCGTTCACATGTATCTTTAATCTCAATATTAATTACTGGTTTGTACCGCTTGATTGTTTCAACAGCACCTTTTAAAAACTGTAATTCAAAACCTTCTACATCAACCTTGATATAATCAATACTATCAACATCAAAGTCAAAAGAATCCAGCGTCCTCAGTATTGCCTTGTATGTTCCGTTGCTATAGTCAGTGTCAATAGAAGCAGTACCACTGTTACCTTCAGAAGCATAAGACAAAGCAATCTCTACATTATTCTCATTACCCAAAGCAAACGGAAGTACTTCAAACTTTGATTTTGAATCTTCTAGTTGATCCATGTCTGCAATATTCTTTAGCAAACATTCCCTATGTTCAGCAATAGGTTCAAAACAAATAACCTTGTCAAAGTACAAACCAAGATCAACTGCCCATGTACCTACATGTGCACCTACATCCAAAGCAGTACCAAAGTTGGTGACATGCCTTAGACTATTGTTCCTGTGTGCCTGTTGGTATGCCGCACCACTAAAGTGCGTATCATCACTGGGAAAATAAAAATTATTTCTTTTTTGTAAAGTGTTTATCATAGTTTTAAAGTATACCTCTAAACTCTCCAGTATGCAACTTTCTTTTGTCTTCTAGGACTAACATCATCTTCCCAGTTAGGGTCTTCAGGATGCTCCAGTCTCCAACTATCCTTAACATAATGAATTGCCATTGTTAAAGCATCTACCTGATCGTCATGCTTTCCATAGGGAAATAAAACCATTTCCTCGTACAACTCATTAGACCAGCTTTTACCTTCAGGTAGCCATACCCTACCTGCTTCCAGCATTGGTGAAGCAGAGAATACTCTTGATACCTTGTCCTTGTCAGGCATGTATTCAAGTACCGGCAAGCCACTCCTTCTCATGTCCTGAATCAATGATTGCCCACTTGCCTTCTTTTCCACCACACACAAATCAGGTCTGTGCTTCAAGTACTCTTCCTTGGCAATCCTTCTCAGATCAGGATATTCAAATCTTCCCCTGACATTCCCTAACAGTATGAGATTACTACTTGCTCCTTCTAAACCTGTCTCTGGATCGTCATCATAAAAATTAAAAATACCCCACGTTTGAATAACGCTGTAGTCAGCAGTTGTCTTTGTACTAAAGGCAGTATCATACGTCTGAATAATAAAGTCACAATTAGGTGGCTCAGGGTATTCCCACCAACGTACCCACTCCTTTTTAATCAACGAGCCTTCATCTGGTGTAGGATTCTGCATGTACAGGCTTTCCCAGTACTTAGCACCATTGGTTGACTTGATTTCCATCTCGTCAATTCTCAGTGTCTCATTATCCTTCCACTCTGGAAAGTAACTTGTACCTTCGGGTAATCCTAATAGTTTACTGGAAGGTTCATCCAACCAAGCAGGAATGCTTACTACGTCCCAACGCATCTTTGTATCAATGTCAAACTTCTGTTGCTGCTTCAATAACCAACCACACAAATCATCATAGTGATAACGAGTATTAATAATAATAATACTACCATTAGGCATGATACGTGTACGAAGACCAGAAGGCCACCATTCCTTTATGTACCTTCTTCCTGCTTCACTAAAGCTGTCTTCTTCCGACATAACGTCATCAAGAATAGCTATGTGTGCTCCACGCCCTGCAATCTGTGATCTTACACCAGCAGCATAATAAGAACCATTAAGATTGGTCTTCCATTTACCTGCTGCTCTAACATCCTGC